TTATAAACTAGTTGAAGACGACGAATCTGAATTTACTGACATCTATGAAATTAATGTTTTCTTCAAAGACTTTATTATAACCCGTACTGTTTGTGAAGATTTATCTTCTCCTGATCCCATCTCTGGCTCGTCTTATTCTATTAATACGACTTACCAAGCTTTAAAATTGTTGCTTTCTGGTGACATTGAATCTAACCCTGGACCTATTCATTCTAAACCTATGAATAAAGAACAAAAACAACATGTTAAAATTAGAAATTTGGAAAAAGAAATTGCAAAAATGCGTAAAGCTCAGATGAGACAAAATAATTTTGTACAACGTCAAATTGAATTAGAAAAACGCGACCGAAAACGTAACCGTAAACAAAATGGAACCGAAAAACGACATGCTCAAGGATTACTCTCATTTGCCAACAATGCTGGCACTGCTGCTGAAGTTGTTGCCCACGGAGTTGGCCCCACAATGGAAATGGCTCAAAAAGCTCTTCAAACTCTCATTGACGCTGGTGATTCTATTAAATCTACTTTCAAAGTTCCCGAAGACTTTGATATTATTGGTATTCTCATTTCTCTATTTTCAATTGGACAATCTATTATGAATAAACAAATCTTTTCTCTTTCACTACATGCTGTACAACTTGCTCGCCATTTAGGTATTTCATTGCCCAAACTCATGACTCTCATTCCTCAAGAAGAAGTATTTATTGCTGAAGAAGTAACCGAAGGTCTCTATTTTCGTGCTGAGACTGTAGATGATGATATTCCCGAACCTGTACGTGTTAGTCAATCTCTTGTTACTGACATGCTTAAAGCTGCCTCTACTAATACTCAACTCATTCCTTTCGCTGGATTTCTCACATTCCTTTGTGGAATATTCAGTTTCCTTTGTTCTGGTATTTTCCCTACCCCTAGTGATATGGCCAAACATTTTACAAGTGTTGGTCGTGCCGCTCACGGCTTTAAAGCTATTCGAGACTTATTTTTTTGGATTTCTGATTATATTGCTGAAATTTATTATTCAGCTGTCTATGGCCT